GTAATTCAAACCCCGAAAATGCGCTAGTGACCTGATTATGTTGGGGGTGGTCGCTGCGGGGTGGTCGAGTGGTCAAAATGGAGTAGTCGCCGAGGTCAGCCATGGAAGAGTGGATCAGCCTGCGTGAATTCAGCCGCCGGCGTGGCGTCACTCTCGGCGCGGTGCAGAAGGCAATCGACAGCGGCCGCGTAAAAGCTGTGCGGCGATCAGAAACCACCGGGCGCCTGGTGGCGATCGAGTATAACCAAGCGATCGCGGAATGGAACGGCAACACGGATCCGGACCAGGCGGCTCGTGCCGGCCAGGGTCCGAGCGCGGCGAATGCTCGCGGGCCGGTTGCGCCGGGAATACCGGGAACACCGGTAGTGCAAACAATACCCGCGCCAGGCGGCGAAGACAGCGCTGCCGAGACTGGCGGGGTTGGTGGTGTTTTGCAGCCCGAGCAAAGCGCGTCCGCCGCACAGGATGGCGACGAGCATGGTTACCTGGGGCATCGCGCCAAGCGCGAAGAGTTTCAGGCAAAGCGGGCCGAGCTGGATTATCTCGAGCGCGTGGGCTTGCTGGTGAGCGTTGCGGAAGTCAGACGTGAACAATTCGATATTTTCCGGCAACACCGCGACAAGCTCGAGCAGATCTCGGCGAACATCTCTGAGCGGCTCGCTGCTGAAACCGACCCGCAGCGCTGCGAGCATCTGCTGCGCACTGCCATTCGGAATACGTTGAATGAACTCTCCAGCAAGCTTGCCATTGATGCTATTGCCGAAGGATCTGCAGAAGGCGCGTCCATTATTGCGTAGCGTGACTTCGGAAGCGCTGGCGCCCGACCCGGACCTGCTGGTGTCGGAATGGGCGGATAAATTCCGGCAACTTTCATCAAAGGCCTCAGCTCGCCCCGGACAGTGGCGCACCGACGTCGTGCCGTACATGCGCGAGATCATGGATGCGATGTCGCTATCGCATCCCTGCGCTGACGGTGATTTTAAAAAAGGAACGCAGATCGCGGGCTCGGAGGGCCTGTATAACGCGATCGGTTATACCGTAGACCTGGTGCCGTGCCCGATCATGCTGGTCATGCCGACGGTCGATACGGCGAAGACCATCAGCCAGCAGCGCCTGCAGCCGATGATCGACGACACGCCGCCGCTTGCGAAAAAACTCGGTACGCAGAAATCGCGCGACACGTCGAACACGACGCTGAGAAAAGATTTTCCCGGCGGCATGCTGCTCCTGCGCGGGGCGAACTCGGGGCCGGGCCTGCGCAACGTGCCCGTGCGCGTGCTGTTGATGGACGAGATCGATGCTTATCCCGACGACGTCGACGGCGAAGGCGACCCGTGCGTGCTCGCGGAAAAGCGCACTGAAAGTTTCGGCGCACGCGCCAAGCGCTTCACCTGCAGCTCGCCAAAGATCAGGGGTAAATCCCGGATCGACCGGCGCTACAACCGTGGCACGCGCGCGCTTTACTACGTGCCGTGTCCGCATTGCCACCACGAGCAGTGGCTCAAGTGGCAGCAGGTGCGGTGGGAAATGGAAAAGCGCCGCGAACTGATCTGCGGCGATTGCGGCACGATCACCGAATATCACGGCGCGGCCCCGACGATCTGCCCGCATTGCGAAGTGGCGGCCAAACCGGGAACGCTGCACGAGACCGCGACCGATGACGTCGCGGAGGCGTGGTATGAATGCGAGGCCTGCACGGGCCGCATCGACGAACACCACAAAACATCGATGCTCGAACGCGGCCGGCACATTCACGCGGCGCCGGGCATCGGCGAAGTGCTGGCGGACGACGACCCGAATCCGCACGCGATCTGGGCCTGGCTGTCGGGCAAGGTGTGCCGCTTCCTGCCGCGTTACCGCCGGCCGCTGTCCTGGCACGTGTCGGCGCTGTATTCGCCGCTCGGCTGGTTCAGTTGGCGCAAGGCGGTGATGCAGTTTCTCGAGGCGCAAAAAGGCGGTTACAACGAAGAGACCGGCGAAACCCTGGCGCAGGTGTTCGACAACACCGTGCTCGGTGAATCGTATGAGATCAAGGGCGAGCAGCCCGAACATCTGCCGCTCAAGCTGCGCGCCGAACCGTATGCGCTCGCCACCGTTCCCGCCGGCGCACTGCTGCTGCTTGCCGGGGTGGACATGCAGGGCGACCGGCTCGAGATCAAAGTCAAGGGTTATGGCCGGGGACAGGAAAGCTGGCTGATCGATTACCAGCGCATCTATTACGCGCCGGGCGCGAAACGGCCCAGCGCGGCGGAATGGGATCAGCTCATCGCGTTGCGCGACAAAGCCTATCAGCACGCCGGCGGGCAGACGCTGCGCATCACCGCGATGCTGGTCGATTCCGGCTACCTGACACAGGAGGCCTACGACTTTTGCCGCAAGTGGTCGCGCAAGCACGTCATCGCGACCAAGGGCCTGTCGCAGCGCGGCAAGGCAATCCTCGGCCGGCCGACGCTGCAGGACGTGAACCACAACGGCAAGATGATCAAGGCCGGCGTGCAGTTGTGGCCGATCGGCACCGACACCGGCAAGGAACTGGTCTACACGCGGCTCGGCATCCGGGAGCCGGGGCCGGGCTACATGCACTTCCCGCGCGAGCTGCCCGATGAATATTACGAGCAGCTCACCGCGGAAAAGCGGGTGCCGCGGCGCGTGCGCGGCGTTGAAATCAACGAATGGATCAAGACGCGCGAACGCAACGAAGCGCTCGACCTCGAGATCCTGTGCCAGGCGGCGTTCATTTATGCCGGCGGCCAGCGCATCAACTGGGACCAGCTCGAACAGGTGATCAATCCGGAGCAGCGCGATCTGTTCGCGGCGCCGGTCAAGCGCCCGGCGCCGGCGGCGCAGACAGTGGAGTCCCCGCCGGCCGCCGCGCCCGCGATCCCCGCCGCAGCCGACCCGGTTGCCGCGGGCGCGCCGGTCCCGGTGCAGACATCTGCACCCCGCAAAACCTGGCTGCCGCGCCGCGACAACTGGCTGCGGCGTTAACCGAGAGGATGGCATGGCCTTTACCCTGACGCAGTTGACGGCAATCGAAGAGGCGATCGGTAGCGGCGAGCTGCGCGTCGAATACGACGGCAAGAGCGTCACCTATCGCAACATGGACGAGCTGCGTGCCGCGCGCGACCTGATCCGCTCGGCGCTGATCGCCGACGGGACCCTCGACGATCCCACGCCGCGCCGTTCTTACGCCGTGTTCGACAAAGGCTGACACCGTGAACTGGATCGACCAGGCCATTGGTTACCTCGCGCCGGAGCGCGGGCTGCGCCGCGGCCGCGCGCGCGCCGCGCTGGAAATACTGTTCGCCTATGAGTCGGCGCGCGTCGCCCGCAATTCGACCTGGAGCACGGCCGGCAGCTCAGCCAATGCCGAGATCGCGCCGGCATTATCGGTGACGCGCAACCGCTCGCGGGACCTGGTGCGCAACAATCCGCACGCCCGCCGCGTCATCAACGGGCTGGTGGCCAAAAGCGTCGGCGTCGGCATCCAGGGCCGGCCCGACGCCGGCGCGCGCAAAGTCTGGACGCGCTTCGTCCAGAACTGCGATTACGACGGCGATCACGACTTCTACGGGCTGCAATCGCTCGGCGCGCGCACCGCGTTCGAGTCCGGCGAAGTGCTGGTCAAGCGCGTGTGGGAAAACGACGCGGAATTCCCGCTCAAACTGCAATTGCTCGAACCCGATTACCTGGATTCGGCCAAATATGGCCCAATCGGGCAGAACAATTTCGTCATCGCCGGCATCGAGATCGACCGCGCCGGCCGCCGCCAGGGCTACTGGCTCTTCGACCAGCACCCGGGCGAATACGCGGGGCTCGCGAAAAACCTCACCAGCCGGCGCTGGCCGGCGGACCAGATCCTTCACTATTTCGAGAAAGAGCGCCCCGGGCAACTGCGCGGCATGCCGCGCCTGACGACCGCGATCTGGCGCCTGCGCGACATCGACGAATGGCAGGAAGCGCGCCGCGTCAAGAAAAAGATCGAGGCGTGCTTCGTGGCGTTCGTCAATGGTGGCGATCCCAACTCGCCGCTCGGTCAGGCTGGCACCGAAACCAAGCCGGGCGACCGGCCCGAGACCTTCTCGCCGGGCGGGATCTACTACAACAAGCAGGGCGAGAGCGTCGATTTCGGCAGCCCGACGAGCTCGCAGGACGGCGATTACACCAAGGAGGAGCTGCGCGCGATCGCGGCCGGCTGCGGCCTGACTTACGAACTGCTGACCGGCGACCTGTCCGGCGTGAATTTTTCTTCGATCCGCGCGGGCGTGCAGGACTTCCGCGACCTGGTCGAGACCTGGCAATGGATCTCGTTCATCCCTGGCTTCTGCCGGCGGGTCGAGCGCTGGTTCCTCGATGCGATGTTCACGAGCGGGCAACTGCGCACGCGCAATTATGCGTTCATCTGGACGCCGCCGCGCTGGCGCTACGTCAACCCGCAGCAGGACGTGACGGCGATCAAGGAAGAAATCCTGGGCGGCGGCAAGACCGTTTCCGACTGGATCCGCGACAACGGCGAGGATCCGGACGAGAAATTCAAGGAGCGCCAGGAAGAGCTGAAGAAAATGCGCGAAATGGGCATCAGCGCCGACACGGACCCGGCGGCGGCCTCCGCCAAATCCGCTGCCACGGCGACCGATCCGAACGCGGATCCCAATGCGGATCCCAATGCGGACCCGAACGCCGATCCGAATGCGGACCCCAGCGCGGAGCCGGCTGCCACTCCCTCGCCACAGAAAAACGCGGCGCAACCCGTCGCGCCGGCAGCCGGCGCCCCGCACCGGCCGGCCGCCGCGCCGCAGCCGGCGGCGCAACCGACGACGCAGATCATCGTCGTCGCCAACGAGGATGATAAGCACGGCAAGCTCGCCCAGGCGGTGATCGACTCGACCGGCGCATTGGTCGACGGCATGGTGAAGGGATTCCAGCAAGTGGCGGACTCGAACGCTGAAGCGCAACAGCAGACGATCGAGGCGGTTTCCGCGCAACTCGCCAAACCGGTCGTGCCCGTGCACGACAAACGAGGGAAGGTGATCGGCGCGAAACGCGTGGATGAACTTCCCGGAGGGCAGGGCAAATGACGCTCAAAGTCCCCAACGGCGGCGAACGCGACGCAGTCGAAGCGTTTCTCAACATCGGCAGCGAAGACCTGGTGCTCAAGCTCTACAAAAACGCGCATACGCCGGATGACGCCGACGTTGCGGCGGATTACGTTGAGGCCGATTTCGACGGGTATGCGGCCGAAGCGCTCGACGCAGGATCGTGGGTCATCACGGAAGGCGCGCCGACCCGAGCCGAATATCCGAGGGTGACCTTCGTGCGCGCGTCGGGCGGCGCAAGCCAGGACCTCTACGGCTATTTAGTCGCCGGTGCCATCAGCGGCCGGCTCAAATGGGCTGAACGCTTCGTCGACCCGGAGGGCGCGTTTGTTGTTTATCACACATTCAATGCGGGCGATTCCATAGGGGTCGATCCGAAGTTCACCTCACGGACGGAAGCCTGATTTCATGGCCTTCACCATCCCCAACCAGGCAGACGTGGCGCATCTTAGCCAGGCCGACCCCGACAAGGTTGATTTCGACATCCTTGCGGCGGGCGCCGCCGGGACCGGCGTTGTGTCTGGATGCGAAGTCACCGCGCAGGGCACGCCGGATATGACGGTGGCTGTGGCTGCGGGCATCGCGATCGTTGCGGGCGTGCCGGTTGCGGTCGATGCGGGCGATGTGGCGATCGACACAGCGGACGCTACCGATCCGCGGTTCGATTTAATCGCCGTCGATGCTGCCGGAACGAAGTCTTCGGTGGCGGGTAATCCCGCGCCTGATGTGCCGGTTTTCTCGGCGATCCCTGCGGATAGCGCCGTGCTCGCGGCGGTTTACGTGCCAGCGGGCGATACGACGATAGGCGCAGCGCAGATCGTGGACAAGCGGGTGATCGTACCGAACTCGATACGGACGCAACGGCAATTTATTTTCCCTGCCGAAACGCTGGTTATTGCCGAAGGACATTCTGCTTTATTTGTGGCCGAAGTGTTGCTCGAAGGCGACATGGATAACGCGGGATATGTGGGAGTGTATTGATGGGCAAATTCATCGCAACCCTTGAAAGCTCCGTCCCCACTCCTGCGGCTGGACGGAGCGCTCTATACCCGAAGAGCGACGGCCTTTGGTATTACAAAGACGCTGCGGGGGACGAGCATCAACTCATCCCGGATATGGGTATACGAGGTCTATTTCGCAAAGGCGATCCGACCACTGCGGCATTTGTCAAGACCGGCGCATTTACGATGTCCACGCAGGCCGCAATAATCTATGCGGATGTAAATGGCGTTATTCAGAGCATCGCCGCCTCCACCGCCATCACCATGCCCGGCTCGCCGGCGGCGGGCACGGATTACGCGATATGGGCGAAGACAGATGGCACGCTGGAGGCGACGGCGGATCACGTCACGCCGCCGACAGCGAATGCGCGGCGGGTCGGTGGCTTCCACTACGCCCCAGGCGGCAACGCGACGGGGGTGGCGGGTGGGGACACGACGCCAGCGATCAACGCCTACTCGATCTGGGATCTCAAGTTCCGCCCGGCGTGCCCCGATCCGCGCGGGATGACGCTGGTGGCCGATGGCTTTTGGGCAGACATTTATCTGCTCGGCGTCGATCACCCGACCAATGGATCGAGCAAATACAACGTCACCATTGCGGACGGATCGTCTCCACCGAAGATCCCGGCAAAGTTCGGCGGCAACGGCACGACGGCCTACGGTGGCGGAAACTGGTGGGACATGCACGAAGTGATGCGCTCGTTCGGCAAGCGCTTCCCGAACTATTCCGAGTTCGCGGCTTTGGCTTACGGCGTTCTGGACGCCTACTCGCTTGAGAGTGATCCCGCAACGACAGGTTTGGTCAATGGCACGGGTGGCGGCGGCGCCGGGATAGACCACAATGCCTACAAGTACACCTCCAAGTGGGGAGTCATTCAGGCAACCGGGAATCTGTGGGTGTGGGGCGACGAGTTCGGGGGCGGCACGGCAGCGCCTGGGTGGGTGGTTAATACGGGTGGCCGGGGCTCCACTTATCAGTTGGAGAACGCCGTTCTATTCGGTGGCTACTGGAGCAACGGGGTGGATTCCGGGTCTCGGGCCTCGCTCTGGGACAACGCGCCCACGGACTCGAGCGACGGCATCGGGGCTCGTGGCGTCTGTGACCACTTGCAGCTTGATTAACCGGGCGAAAGCCCGGTCACACAGCGATGGATGTTATTCAGGACACAGGTCAATGTTTCGAGCAAATGGCCGTGGTGGAGAAATACGAGACGGTGATCTTGTATTGCTACCCGATCGCTCAAAACCTGCCCAGGCAGCACGGTGTCGCCAAAGAGATGTTCATCCGCGCGCTGCTCGGGCAGGTGGCTCTGTTCACGGCCGCAGGCAAATCGAATCAGGTATCAAAGGTTTACGCAGCGGATGCGGGATTGGCCGATCTGCGTTTTTGGTTTCGCTTCTTCGCTCAGTCCAAAATCCGGGGCATGTCTCCCCACCAGCACCAAGTGGCTTTAATTATGCTTGCGGAGGTGGGTGGCATGGTAGGAAGTTGGATCAAGCGAATGAAACGAAAAGGCTGGTTGGGCTGACACCCACAACCTCATTACTCACCTGGAGAATCAGCATGGCATCACCGTTAATTAATACCCGCGCTGACCTTGACAGCATCGCCGGCACGCCAGGGCACGCTGCGTTTATCGCCATGCTCAAGGGCAGCATGACCCAGCGGCACAACACCGCAGTCTATCCGGAAGGGTATGGCCAGCCCGGGTACGTTGGGCCTGCTGTCGAGCCGGTATGGGTGGATTCGGAAGACCTCAGCACGATCGAGCGGTTCGGGTTTACCAAGGATGAGATTTTGGCGCTATGACCATTAAGCCTTTCAGGCTTCGTAAATCAGGCGGCGGCTCCGCGGTTCGGGGCGGCGATGCGATCCGCGATCCGCGGCAGACCTATGTCTATGCGGCTGCGGGCGGTTTGGTGTTGGGCGGCATTGCTGGCGGCGATGCGGATTTTGTCTATCGCG